GTGATAATTTTATTTATATATTGTTCGGGAAATTTTGTCATATTATCGAGTTCTTTATCTGAAAACCCAGAACAATACCCCTTAATTGTACCTTCATCATTGGCAAATTCCACGCTACCTACCTTACCGGCCCGTTTAGTATCCGGTTTTCCGGGTTTAAAGCCAGTAATGCGCATTTCCGTGTCAATACATATTTTTAATTTTAATTGGTCTGTACTCGTGCCGTCTTTAAATGATCCACCAAAATTTTTAAGTACGCTGCCTTCGAGCCCATCATTCATCCATGTGCTTGTTTGTGTAAGTGCTTGAGTAATATTTTCGACTATAATTGTTTCAATAACGCGGATATTTGGAGAATTTAAATTTTTAACATGCAATTGAAGTGTTTCAAACCTACTTTTGTATGGTATTCTATTACGCCCATCCCGTTTAGAAGCGGCTCGGTATTCATCCAGTGTAATAAAATCCCAAACATCAAATACAATATCATTGTGCGGTATGTTATGCGAATTAATTAAACCATTACCTTGCGCTCGTGGTAATGTAACGCCATTTTTGACAACAGTTAATTCCCCGGTATAAACCCCAGAAGGTAAATTTTTCAGGTTTTTAAAAATTTCCGGGTAGTTATACGATTCACCCGACCTCGAAACGCATGTTACTTCGCCATCAATAGTAAATTCACGATATGTGCCATCCGCTTTTAATTGCAATAATGCTGGGAATTTAATTTTTTTTGATGTTTTTTCACCATACACCGCACATCGCATATAAACGGGTTTAATAATTAGGCCAGGCCAAATTTTATTAATTTGTGTTCTACCGATATTGCATTTTACATCCCGGCCAATAATGTACGGAATAATTTTAGAATCATGTGAAACATTTATTTTATCCGCTACTGCCATTATAGCAGCATTCCCAGTAATATTCCGAGTACAAATTTCATATTCAAGAAAATCCAACACATCTTCAATATTTTCAGTTGGTGGTTGCGCGGGTAAATTATTTAAAACTTTTGAAAGTGTATTAATGGACATACCATATGTGAATGTAACGCGATCATACGTCATTTTTAACACGCGTTTCAATAATTCCACATCTTTATATTTTTTTAAAACTGATAACTTATAATTACTCGAATTATTTTCATTCAGTTCATTAAAAATTTGTGAAATATCCATTCACATACTCCCATTATGATATTATCATAAATATCGGTTATTTTATAGCATGGTTTCTAAATATCATAAATATTATAACACATAGTGACGTGATTGTAAAGTATAAATAATTATTAAATAAGGAGTGAGAATATGCCATTTGGGATTAGTATAAAATCAATAAAAAGTGTCGTCGAAAAGGCAAAATATGATTCTAAGACCAAGAAATTTATAGTTACTTTCAAATCTGTGGATATAGCGGAACTAATATCATTATTTGTCGGTAAAGATGCTGCGCGGAAGGGTAAAGTATTAACTATACGCGTAAGTAATAAAATGTCGTCTGATCAATTAATTTCTTTACTTGGTGTTGCTGCCGCGGGTTCAAAATAATTCGTAAATTACTTCTTTAATTGAGTATTCTTCGGGTGTATAACTTGTTTGTTTTCTATGCAAATATTGTTTATAAAAAATCCCACCAATTGTCCTCAAATTGGTTGAATCGATTAAATCATAGACATTAGCTTCAGTTTTTGATGGGTGTAGCCGCATTAAGCGACCAATACTTTGTGTTATGCTTGTATATGATTTTAATGGTGCAGCTAATACCAAGTTATGTAATTTGCGAATATTTACACCGGTGCTAAGCAATTGATAATTACTTACTAATATAGCGTCGTCGTCATTTTCAAGAATTTTTCTAGTTAATTCACGGGTTTTGGTATCATCTGTGCCGGATATGTAGTACACTTTATATTGTTTTTGAAATTGAAATGATTTTTTCCCCGTTATATGTTTATTTGGAATATTTTCAACCTCGGGGTATAACTTATGCATAATATCCAAATACATTGTTTTAAGATGATCGATATGTTGACCAAGTACCAATGTATTCCCGTTATTTTTGAGTTTACACGATAGATCAACAATGAATTTATTTCTAGCATTATGTTCTTTTAAGAATTTAATCTTTTTTGGATAATCCCCAACATGTTTAAATACATTTAAGTCATTTTGATTATATCTTAAAATAATCGAATTAATATTTATCGGTGTTGCTAATTTACGCTCAATCAATTCGCTCGAAGTAATAAATGTTTTTGGTAACCCGAATAGCCCAAATAATTGCATTTTTTGAACAGGGCATTCTGGTATTGTACCGGTAAATCCAAACTTATATTTACAATTAAGTGTTTCTTGTACAATTGCGCTTGTTTCGGTACTGGCAAAACGATGGGTTTCATCTGTTATTACATAATCTAATTTATTTAAACCCTCCTTATAATTAATAAGACTTTGCCATGTACTAATCGTTAAAGATTTATTAAAATGCCTATCAGTTTCGCCTCCCCCGATAATATGGGTATTTTCACATAGTTTTGATAAATTATATGATTCAAAATCCCCGCGCATTTGTTCCAGCAAATTTATATTTGGAACAAGCAAAATTCCTCTTTTCGCATGCTGTCTAAAAAATTCAGCAATTAACCCAATTACCAGGCTTTTGCCGCTTGAAGTGCACATTTTATTAATTTGTTTCCCCGCTAGTATTGATTGTTTAAATGCGGTTATTTGAAAATCATAAGGCTGGAATGGCAAAGTATTTTTTATATTATTTAAAAAATCGTCAAGCACATTTTCGGAATATTCTGGTTGATGTACAAGCGGTGTGATACCGAAATATCCCAGCATGTCAAGTACGCCATTTAGTACAAGTAATTTTTTATGTTGAATGGATGCAAAATATTCATATTTTGATTTAAACCCAGACTTCACTAATGGGTCAAAAAAAGCACCCGGCCGTTCAACTTTTAAAAAATCATAAATATTTTTCAGCGTTTCAGCATCCCCGTCGATAACCGAAAAGGATTCATTCAATTTTGTTACTTTCATATTAAATACTCTGGGTGTGTTTTTATTAACTCTTTTAGGTGTTTTTGGGTGTGTTCCAACTTGCACATACCTTTAAAAAAAAGTAAACAATCCTTGCACAATATTGGGGCGCAATAAATATCATTGTTTCGTACTGTGAACTTATTAGTTTGGAACATTTTGATGATTGATTCATGTATATCGTCATATTTCATTTAATCCACCCATATAATTCTTTAACATCAGTATCGATTCGGAAACCGCGATACCCAACCGAATGAATCTGTCTACCGTCATTTTTATACCCACATTTTATCAATAAACTTTTTAAATGTGGGTTTTTATGTATAACATTTAAACCATATTCATCATATATTTCCTGTTGCCCATATGAAACCAATGAGTTATAAAATTGTAAATCATCGCTGTTGCCGTTGATAATTGCTTGCGATAATCGATGTTCTAGGTCGGTTATGTCCCATAAATTCTTAGTATACATAAACGCGGCTTTAAAATATCGGCATTTGGTTAAAAATGATGGATCTTTTAGTGTTTTAGTTAAAATTTTCGCTTTAATATCTGCATCACAATCTTTAACATTTTCATCAATTAAAGCAAGGGTTTTTAATGTTTTATCTGCATCGGCATCCATCAGCACTGCGGTTTTTTCAATATTATTTAAAGCTAAAAATTGGTCGATTTGAGATATCAATAACGTTTTTTTATTGGTTTTAATAATTTTTTGATATCGCAATAAAATATTACCAGAAAATGTGTCTGTTATAGTTCTAGGATCATTGGCAAAATGATATTTTAAAAGCCAAAGTAATGCCCGTTTATGATCGAATTCAAGTATATTTTTGAATGTATCAATTTTAATAGATTTTTTTCCAATTTCCGAAATACAAGTTTCGCCATAATCATCGACATTAAACATAAAGTTCATATCTGTATTTTTCCCAGCGCTCGCTAAGTAATCATCTCTAATGGCGTTATATGTGGTTTTTAAATATTGCGTTCTGTTTTTAATAAACATGTGTATTTCACGCGTTTTTCGCGTACGCTTCAGCATTTGTATAGAACTAATAACATCGGTACTATTACTAGAATCATAATGAAAATGGTGTATAATGTTGTTTAAATTTGATACCCCAACAGTTAACGTCGGGCTAAAAATCAATACGTCATATTTATCATGATCATCTTGTTCAAATAATTTATATATTAAATCCTTTGTGCTTTGTGGGGTACTTGCCGTTAATGTTATCACACGCAACCCTCGTTTTTTAAGTAGCATTTCTAATGCACCTATAAATGCTAAAGACGTTGCGGATACGGTTAATTTATGTTTACTGGCATGAAGTACCAATGAGTTAATAAAATAATTTTTATCTTCATATGTATACAGTGTTGTTGGATCGCGATATCGATTATCTATCAAATAAATATTTTCTGGTTTATCTAGTAAGAAATTTTCATAACCTGTCAAAAACGCGTCGGATATTACCAATTTTTTATTGAACGCGCCGAAAAATTTAGCTATATTCAGTGAACTATTCCCTAGATTTGAGCGGGAATGCATCATTAATGAAATAAATTCATCCATAATAATGACATCGAAATGTTTAATATTATAACGCCATAATGAATCGAATTGGCAAATTAATGAGTCGCCGTAATTATACTTGTCAGTATTATATACTTTCATATTGTATTTTTTGCCAAAATCATGTGCTACAGATATACGATTAGTAATGATTAATACTTTTTGATCTTGTTCGTGACATTGATTTATTAAATGCCGGATTACTGTACTTTTCCCCGTGCCCATTGGTGATCGAATACTGATTAGCCCGTCCTTGGCTGCGACAAATCCATCGACCGCATTTTCAATATCGGCATTAATTTTTAGGTATCGTTCATTTACGGTAATCAATTGTGTGTTGATATTAAATTGTTGAAATTCATCCTCATAATTCAGCTCTTTTTTCATTAATTGCTTGCCAAGGTCGAGCTTTCTAATTGTGTCAAAAATATTCATAGTTTTAGTACTATTTGGATGATGCATGGTGTACGGTGTGGCAGCAAACCAAAAATATCCACCAATGGATATTTTTTCTGACGGATGTTTAAATGAAATAGAACCATTCTCGTTTGTTCTAATGGCCACAAACCCAATACGTTGAAAAGACTTCAAACACAACTTTTCAATTGTGGATGCCTCGATATTTTCAAGATCTTTAATGCACCAATTATCATTTTTGGGCATATACATCTTTTTAATATTTTCTATATTCTGGATGGCGGTTCTTTTTTCAAATGTCCATTTCTCACCAGATTCATTATTTAAAAATATCTCATTTTTTAATATTGGTGCATTAAACGAGGCTTTCCTAGCAACATGCTCATCAACCGTACACCACATTTTGAGCTTATGATGTAAATCAGAAATTGCAATCTTTAGATCATTTATATCTATAGGATTTGTAAATAAAATTCCCTTAAGATTAAAATTATCTATGCCATTATATGACTTGGATGCGCCCAAAATACATTTATAATTTTGCAAATAATTAATAATTGCGCACTTATCGGTTTCGCTTGTAATATCGTCAAGATCTAAAATAAAATAATGTTGTTCTTTATTATAGAAATTATCTAGATTTGTTTTTCTACGATATGTTCTAATGGGGCTCGTCAAATTCAACGGAATATTTAATACAAAATGACTTACAATCGTATTAAACATTTCCAAATTATTATCAATATTATATGTTTCAAATACAAATGTTTTATCGCCGAATGGGGAATATGGTGTTTTTGAAGTTGTTTTTTCCGCATGTAGAACAGTTAACTGTTCCGTACCAGATCTCGTCATTAAATTTCCTTCTTACTATGTTATATTATACTCCAAATATGCCCTAAAAGATGTTGGAGTTTGTACAATTCCTTCTGATAGTTTATTTAAAGACCTATCTTTAATCATTTTAATTAACGACGTTGTGACGCCCAAAACTAATTGATATGATTGCGGGCCCGGCCATGGAAAAGATGTACCAGCAATGCCAACAAAAAATAAGGTTAACATTTTAATCCCTTGCGCGCCCGTGAACAAATCAGTTAACGAAAATGAACCTTGTAATGCTGCGATCATATCAGTGAAATCAAAATCAAATTCAAAATCACCAGTAAATGCCATGTTTAACCAAATATACAATAATATTCCCGCAACCGCAGGACCTGCAATTTTTTTAATAACTGGGTGTGCTTTTAAAAATTTATCTAATTTTTTTATTTCACCGGCTGTCCATTTTACAATACCAGTGTTGGCAATATATTCGGCAATCGCGTCGAGTAGTTTTTTATAAGCGTCGTAACCATTCTTAAGTTTCTTAAACAACAGTTTCATGTTGAATTTAATGGCGCTAAAAAATTGAAATACTTTTTTATTTTTAAAAAAAACTAAAACATCACTAACATTTTTTTTCAAAGCTTTCGCAAAACTTTGAATAAATTCAATTTTTGATTTTACCGCACTAGAAATATTTGAAAAGATACTTTCATTAATTATACCACCACATGCATTAAGAATTTCAATAGCTTCAAAATATGCGGATTCCTCAATTCTGGCGGCAACAATCATTATTCAATAATAAAAACGGACTTATTTTTGATTTTGATTTGAAAATCTTTCAAAACAGTTTCGATATCCTTTTCTTCATATTGTTTAGCAAAATCAATTTGTGTGCCAAATGAGGTTGGAGTTATCAATTTAATTTTAAAACCAGCTTTGCGGAGTATATCCTCGGGATTTTCAGATTCTAGTAAAATTTTATCCCCCACTGTAATATTTTGTGGTTTCGTGGTAACAATGTCAGAACAAGATTCCGACGGATTTTGAAGTATTTTTAAAAAACTCATCATGCTATCGTGAACTTATGGAGCATTTCATCACCTAATACAGATAATGGTGATAATGTAATTGCATAGCGATTAAATATATGATACATCGTGTTACCCGTTAATGAGTCAACCGCTTCGATAATATTAGCACGATATGGGGAAAATACTGCGCTTGATTTGGTTGGGTTTCTTAAATCTTTAATACCTACATATGCAGTGGTGCTGAGTGGGTCTGGATTAACATAATACCGGGTTTGGCCAATTTGTGCAATGAATAAACCGCGAGTATTATCCGTATCAGCAACATATTTACCCAGTGCCATAATGGATGCCGCTGCTTTATATGGTACAACCGCGAATGCCTCATAAGATCGGAGACCTTTTGAATTAATCAGGAGTACCTTTTCTTGCACACGTTGTGAAATATTAAATAAATTTGTTTCTGCATTTGATGTTAATGTGATATTATCGGCAATTTGAATGGCAGGTGAATTGGCATTTAAAAATGTGAGCGTGTTTGAATTTTCCCCGGTATTGGATATACCACGAAGCAATTTACCAATAATATCGTTAGCTTCTATACCATACTGTGCTTTTATATCTTGAATGGCTTCGGCTGTAATACCAGTTGGCTGCGAAACACTCGGGTAAACGCTCACATTGGCGCGAACCAATTCAAAATCATTCGTTCCCACTTTTTGTCGGGTATTAAATAATCCTGCGGTCGGGCCATTCATCTTAATAACTGAAAAAATTTGACGGCCCAATGATGGCAACGCCGCCTGATAATACATATTTTCAATGGATAAATTTTCATCAGTTGTCGCAATATCTGGACTAGCCGGCCCGGTCGTATTTTCAACTAATTTTTCTTGTAACTTGTCGGTTTCGTCTGCGCTCATAATTACCTCGTGAATTTATGTTTATTTATACTCACAAGCTAATCATTTAAACAAAATTGCCGATAATCACACCACTCGCATAATCGGGATTCGTTTTTATTAAAAGTATTATCTTTTTCGACGACACTAATAAGTGATTTTAATGTCCGTTCATATATATTTAAAAATTTTCGGTCTAACAAGAGATTATTATTTAACTCATGTTCTATATAAACATATGAAATATTAATACGGTTTATTTTTGGGTATTTATGGAAAAAATAAATGGCATAAAATAACAATTGATTATAATTTTGGTATTTTTCTTCTTTATATCTCCCAGATTTCCAATCGACTAATGTTAAAATACCGTCGAATACCCCAACGAAATCGATATAACCTCTAAATATTGCCGATTTATCATTGAAAGCGCATGGGTTTAAATTTGAATCCATTCCAATACTTAATTCCCGCACGCTCTCAGCCATTAACATTTTCTGACCGATATCAGAAGAAATAAATTTGTCCGCAATATCTTGATATTTGTCCGCATATTTATGTGAACTAGGTGCCGGATAATTTTCAAGAATAGAATGCAACGCCAACCCCTTTAATAGCGGGGTTTTATCACTTGGCGAGCGTTCTGGTTTTGTAATATATTGATATTTAAATTTTCTGGCGCATGCGGAATGTGTATTTAATTTAGAGAAAGAATACGGGGCGTACTTCATAAACACCTATTCTAACAACATGCCGATTTTATCACTCAAGCTCGCATCTGCCAAAATCCATTCTTTAATAGTATTTTCTTCATATAATTCAGCATCACTTTTTTTCATATCTGCTTTAATTTTATTAATCATCGCATTGACTACCATCACTGGCACGCCTTCTTCTTTGAATTCAGCTTTTAACGCTTTAATATCATTATCAATTGTCTTTTTGGCCATCATCAATTCAAGCAATCTTGTTGAAAATGCCGCGATATTATTTTTTGATTCTTCAGTCGATCGAATTTCCATAGTAATCTCCTTCATATTCGGTTTGCACCGCATCCATCGTTTCTTGTACGTAAGTTGAATATTCCATAAATTCGTTTAAATCTTTGCAGTTTACATATACAAATTCAGACGTTACCCGCATAATACCGTTGCCGGTATGATATGACACCGGGTGACTTAAATTAAAAATAACGCGATTCTTTTTTTCACTAAATTTAATAGAACTTATTTCATTAATGTTTATGCTGCCCGCATTATTCAATTTATCAATAAAATTATCTTGGAAATAATCAGTGTTTTCAAGATATTCTATGTTTGTATTTAAATCTTCGGAATTAATTCCATCCCAGTATACATAATCGCTAATAGTTTTTGTGGTACCATTATATTCAATAGTAATGCTGTAATTCATATTGAACACAATTCTATTGCGATCATGAATATAATTAATATTTGACACATTCCGCAAATTGACGGTACGATCATTTGTTTTTAAAAACATCCATTCTCCTTTCAGTAATTATAATATATAAACACTTAATTTAGTGTAAATTTGGGGCATATACTAGTCGCAAAGGTACTTAAAGCCGTTTACAGTTTTGATTTAATTTTTATTTCAGCAATGATACCCGTGCATAAATTTTGTGAAATAATTTCCGGAATATTTAAATCAGTATTCACTTTTAATTCGTTCATATCCTTTTCTTTTAATTGCGGTGGCTGTACATAAACATCAAACCCTCTACGTGCATAGACTAATGAATTCATCATCCCAGTTTTATCATTATCAAGAACAAATATGGGATGCGCTAATTCTTCCAAACGTGCTTCGGGGAGTTTGGCGCCCAACAACGCAATGCTATTTTTATAACCACCAGCAATCATATCAAATATACCTTCATATATATAGCATGGCTCATTTTTATTTACATTAAACCAATTAAATATTTTATAACCAACATTTTGGGCTGGATTATATGTATAAAAGGATTTGGTTTCAATGGACCTCGAATAAAACCCATACATTGTGCCATGATACATTAATGGAATAACAATAGAATTTGTTATCGGATATAAAATATCACCTATTTTTAAATCCTGATACCCAAAATAAAAATCACAGTATTTTTGGCATTCAGAATATGGCAATCCGCGATCTTGTAAATATTGCATCCCGCGAGGCTCATCTTCTAGTGGTTTCAAAAACGATGTTAAGTCATGAACAACCACTTCCGATGCATCTTGAGAGACTTCTTTTTTAAGATTTTTGAATTGCTTGAATACATCATCAGAACCTTGTGATAATTTTGATAATGTGCTTTTAAATGTTTCCCGTTTATATTGATCAAGCAAGGTTGGAAAAAAATCACGCAAAAATGAGTACATATTTTTATTATGTACTGGACAATCGCCATTAAAGCAAGATACAAAATCAGTATCCGTGCCTTTATTATAAAGATGTAATCGGGCTGAACGCTTTTTATGTTTAGAATCACCACAAATGGGGCATCGTACAGCAATGTCTTCGCTTGTATCCTTTCCTATATGTTGCCCTTGTACTGCGCGCATAAAATATTTGCGACTAACACTGGAAATACTCACACTCTCACCATCCTTCCGGCTAATTTACCAATCGAAATCGGCCGCACACAACTTTCTATTATTTTTAAAAATACTAGGTAATTCCATAACTAGCGAATTCAAACCATTAGTTTTTAAATATTTTTCAAATTCGACCATATTGTAATCGGTTGGTGCAGTTTTCAAACAATCAATTATACCATTACGAATATACTCTGGTATTCCTTCTTCCATGATTAGGTTATAATTACGTTCATAATTGCTTCTATACAATGGATGCGAATCTAACCAATTATCAATATTACCATGAGTTTTGATAGCTTTTTTCAAAGCTGATGGGCCAAATGGTGTGCGTTTATAAACGTCTTTTATACCAGTATTTTCGCCTTTACGATTAAATTTGTAAACATCATAATTCTCTATTAATTCAATTTTTTCTTTGGCCGGAATATCCAATAAGCGGAATTCTAATGGTGTTGTTACATTGTAATTGTTTTTTTGTAAATACTCAATAAATATATCTGAAAATTCAGTTCCATCGGTAATTTTTGGAATGCCGTCAGATATATCCCCAAGAACGCAGTGTTCTTTTATCCACATTTCCATATCATCAGATTTATGTTCCGGTGTTAACCATTTTCTTGTAATTGATGAATATTGGAAAACATTTGGGTGTCTTTGAGCTTGGATCATATCCTTGTCCGGACTGTGAATTAATACTTTTTCATCAGCATATACTTTTGCAAGAACAAGCATAATATCGTCGGCCTCTGCGCGTGGGACCGATAACACCTTCCATGGCAAATTAAGATTTATTTCTTCAATCAATTCATTTATTTTTAAAAATACTTCACAAAAATCAATTTCGGATTTTTCTCTAACTAATTTACGTGACGACTTATATGTGCTTAATATATCTCGTCGCCAATATCCTTCATTTGTGGAATTATCAACACATATATGCATTTCACCGTATTCGCTAGAAAACTGGATGTATATATCGAATAATTCGCGCATAATTAAATGAGCACAGTAATTTATAAATTCGGGAGTATTATATACGCCATCAATTTTTTGCGGCTTGACATTTTTTATTGATGTATAAATCATCCTATGAATAATAGATGATATATCTACTAAAATCATTTAATTCCCCGATCCCCGAATTTCATAACATTCATTAACACCTTTAAATGATATATCGGGTGGGAATTTGAATTTTTTCAACTTTGTTGTACGCATAAATTCTTTCTCCATTCGTGCACTCTCCAAATTACTGCATTCAATCATTTCAATTATTTCATAAGTAAAATCTTTATAAATTCCACGACCATACCGTTGTTTAATTGTTTTGGAGGTGATCCCAACTTTTAAAAATTTGAAGCCAGATTTATGCTCAAATTTTAATTTATAAAAAATACCTGGTTTTGCGCCCAATGATTTATTTAACGTGTATTTCTTTATATAATCAAATGTTTTATTTTCATAAGAACACTTTGGACAACCTGAACCGTTTATATGCGAATTGGGTGTTTGCTCAAATACTCCATGTTTTAGGCAGATAATTTTTACTTTATGTTTATTTCTTCTATAAACAACCAAACTATAATTATATTTATTACCATGGATTTTGATAAAATTCTTAATGACTGTTGTTGAATCGTGAACTAACCAACTAGATTGTTTTAATCTTGCACATCGCGGACACCCTTGGCCAGATAAATGTTTTTTGGGTTGCTGCGCAAATATTCCATGTTCCAAGCATATAATTTGTATTTTTTCACTCAAATTAATATATTGTACTAATGAATAATCATACTTCCCACTATGCGTATCAATACTTTTTTGAATAAATGAATCTTGCGTTATTTTCATAAAAAAGGGGGCGCGAACGCCCCCATTTCAATTATACTAAACCGGCCAACATATCATCGAGACTCGTTGTGGGTTTTGCAGGTGTTTCAACAGGTGTTTCAACAGGTGTTTCAACAGGTGTTTCAACAGGTGTTTCAACAGGTGTTTCAACAGGTGTTTCAACAGGTGTTTCAACAGGCTGAACTTCTGCGGGTTGAACTGTGGGCTTGGCTACTTCGGCATTAAGTGGTGTCTGGGTTTGGTTTTTACTTTCTACCCAGTTGAGCTTATCGGTTAACTCTTCATAAGATAAAAATGATTCGGGCT